CAGATTGCTTTCCGGCAGCAGAAAATGATGATATTAGAAATATAAATCCAGCAATTGCTGCAGATGTTGCAGCGCAAATATCTGGACCGTTAGAAGAAGCTGAACGAAAGCTTTCTGGTATGACAGGTGAAGCAGCAGAGTTAGTCGACGGAGTTGATTTTGGTATTGCAAAAGTACCTGACTTAACTAAAGTTATACCATCAATTGCACCACTTGATAAAAATATTAAAGATGCACTTGGCGGATACGGCAGCTTTGCAGCATCCGCAGCAAGTTCGGATCTCCAAGCAAAGGCAACATCTGCTGCAACCGCAAAAATTAATGCTGCAACTAACGCAGTTAAATCCAAAACTAAAAACTTATTAGGAGGATTTTAATGTCAGAAGAAGATAGTGGCTTACCAGAAGAAGCCGCAGGTAAATTAGAACAATCAACTGCTGTGCCTGTCGAAGTCAAAGGCCCTTATAAATTAGCCAAAGGAACAAGAAAGACAATATTTGAAAATGTTGATGATCTTTTTGAGTACGGTGAAGAAGTTATTTTAGATACTAAACGTGCTCGATCGCTCAAATATAAAATTGTTATAGTTGTTGACAATACTGACGAACGTGATTTGTTATATCCAAACCAACCGCATTATTGGGTAATTGAAAAGTCTGCCGTAGATCCGGTCATTTTGCTAGACTACCCGGATCACGGTCCTGATATAGATATGATTCCTCTTTACAAACTAATGGTAGAATATGCAGAACAGGGCAAAAGATCTGATAAGAAGCCAACGGGCTCTATAAAAGCAGGCACATACAAAGGTGTAGATGTTATGCTTCCTGATCCTACTTTAGATTATAGCAGACCTGCGATACAATCAGCTACGACAACAGGTAAAACAACCGGCACAACAGTTAGAACTACTACTACTGATATTGACTGGACTGCAGGACCTACAACAACAAGCGAAACGTTACCTGCTGAAGTTCCTGAAAAAGAATATACAACTGTTGTAACTAAAGGAGTAGACGAAGATGGATTTAGTTATACAGAAACAAAACGTGTAGAAGTTCCAGCAGGCTCTAGTAGACTAGATACTAAAGGAGAAACGCCTCCGCCTCCACCAGAAGTAGTTGCAGGCGGCGGCAGAGGAAACGGCGCAGCAGAATTAGCACAACGAAGAGCTGATTCAGAAGTATCAAAAACAACAACAGCTAGCGTACAAACGGGAACAGAACCGTGTGTGCCAAATATACCTCCAGTGAGCGAAGGCGCAAGCGGCGCAGGCAGCACTCCGTCAAAAACTGGAGCAACAGGCCCAGATGCTGTTATAGCAGCAGCCAGAGCAAAAGCAGCAGCGCCTAAATTAATAAAGCCACCAGCAGCTGGCACTCCTGCATCAGAGCAAGCAAGAATAGATCAAGCCACAGCGCCTACTACTGTAACACAGCCTACGTCTTCTCCCTCTTCTAGTAGTTCAGCTACGACTAATCAGCGTCCTCCGAACGTATATATATATGAAGCACTAACACCCGGATTTGATAGGTACGATTTTAATTCAGGCAAGAAGGTATATACACCAAATACTGGACCAAGTAGAAATACAGAAGCAAAAGCAGTATCTCCAGAGTCAACACCGAGAACTGCACCAAGTGGAGGCGCAAGATAAAATATGTCAGATAGTAAATATACAAGAACCACGTCAAGTCTTAAAACTGGATTTAAAGACTCAGGTCCATACGAAGCAATTGTTATTAGTAATCTAGACACAAAGTATATGGGCGGATTGACAGTAGAACTATTAAAGTACACAAGTTCTGGTAGTGCGCCTGAACGTAGTGGACAGTTAATAAATGTAAAATATCTAAGTCCATTCTACGGTGTTACTCCTAATGCTGCACTAAGTGCAAATGACGGATATGAGCACACACAAAAGAGTTATGGATTTTGGGCAGTTCCTCCAGATGTAGGCACTAAAGTACTTGTAATATTTGCAGAAGGCAATGCAAACTTTGGTTACTGGATAGGATGTGTTCCTGCAGACTATATGAACTTTATGATTCCTGACGGTAAAGCAGCAACGGAAAACACAACTGGAATTACCCCGCCACCGTTAAAAGGCAGAAAACTACCAGTAGGCGAGTATAACAAAGCAATTGAAACTGGTTCAAAAGTTGATCCCACTTTATTCAATAAGCCGTATAACAAAGACTTTACAGAATCTCTTGAAATACAAGGACTATTAAATGACGAAGTCCGTGGTACAACTACAACTAGTGCAAGACGAGAAATGCCCAGTATGGTATTTGGTATTTCAACTCCGGGTCCTAAAGATCGAAGAGACGGGCACCCGACTGTAGAAATCGGAACAGCAGGAAATAAAATTGCTATACCAGCTAATAGACTAGGCGGCAGCGCATTTGTAATGGACGATGGCGACGAAAGATTTGTACGTTCGACACATGCTGAAGACGGCCCTCCAATATACAAAAACAAAGGTAATAACGAAGCAGGCGGCGACAGGACTATTCCGCAAAACGAATTAATGCGTTTTAGAACTAGAACTGGTCATCAAATATTAATGCACAACAGTGAAGACTTAATTTATATCGGTAATTCTCGAGGAACAACCTGGATAGAAATGTCTAGTGATGGTAAGATTGATATTCATGCACAAGACAGTGTTAGTATTATGACCGAGAATGATTTAAATATTACTGCTGAACGCGATATTAATATGGAAGCTGGAAGAAACATTAATCTAAAAGCAACAGGCAGAGCACCAGGATCAGCGAGTGGTAGAGTACAAATTGAATCTAAGAAGGACTTTAATTTATTAGTAGGTGCAAATAGTAAAATCACAGTAGGAAACAATCAACATATTGCTGTAAAAGCATCGCAGTATATTGATACAGCAAAAACACTGCATGTACATTCAGGCGGTGACAACAGACTAACTACTAACGGATCGACACATATTAAAAGTGCTAAAGAGCACAGAGAAACATCAACATATGTGCATATGAACGGTCCAGCAGCAGCACCAGCAAATACTGCACAGCAAGTATCGCCATTAACAACAACTACGTTGCCAAGAGTTAAACCTGGTGGCACAATAAGTGGGTTTGAAAGTATATTAACAAGAGCTCCGCAGCATGAACCTTGGCCACATCATGAAAACTTAGACCCGTTAGCATTTAAGAAAGACGAAACAGATAGAGAATCTCCAGGAGCATTGCCAAGTGCAGACCGTGTGATTACTCCAGACACATTTAATAAAAATTTACAAGGAAGATTATCAACTGGATATGTACAAGGCAGCGGCGGTAATATTAGTACTGGAAATACAAGCCGCCCTGGCGGTAACGGACAACCGTCTGTACCGCCTGGCGATTATGATAGTGACTACACGTTTGATGGAAATATTGGCGCTTTGAGCGAAAAATATGAATCAAGAGGTAATCCTGGAGTTATTGGATTTGACACAACCGGAGGCTGGAGTTACGGAAAATATCAGCTTGCAGCAAAAACCGGATCACTAAATGAATTCCATAGCTGGTTAAAACGAGCACATCCGGATATGGAAGCTCAATTATCAGCAGCTGGCGGCGCATCTGCAGGTAGAGCAGGAACCGAAGCTTACAAAGCAGCATGGGTACAAGTATTAGGTACAGAAGCCGGCGGAGCAGTACAAAGTGAATATGCAGGCCTACAATACTTTGTTCCTGGTGCCAAACGAATTAAAAAAGGCGCAGGATTAGATGTTATGGCAAGGGCATTCACAGTGCAACAAATGGCATTTTCTACAGCAATACAACACGGTAACGGCGGCGCATCATCTGTATTCCGTAATGCATTAAAAGGACTTGGATATCCGCCAAACGCCGTAACTGAAACAAATCCTACTGATGCCGCATTGATCAGAGCAGTTTATGCAGAGCGCAGATCAGGAAACGGTGCCCGTTATTTTAAAAAGAGCACCCAAGGTGTTAGGAATAGTGTTGTTGACAGATTTCATAATGAAGAAGCAGATGCACTACGCTCTTTAGAACAAGAAATTAAAAAAGCACAGGAAAATCCACCAAAAGCAGAACCGGGCGATAACAGTGCAGCTACTCAAACAGTATCACCGCATCGTGGCGCTGCTTAATTAAGGTAAATATAGTATGAGCCAATTAGAAAAAAATCTGTATAAACGAGTAACTGTAAATCAGCCTACACAAGTAGCATCTTCTGGTCGGAAGTATAGAGGTTTTTCGACAGTTGCAGACGCTACAAGTTTTAGTCTTTACGATTTTGAACTTATTAAGCAAGATTTAATTAACCACTTTCATATACGCCAAACTGAAAAATTAAGTGATCCTACATTTGGTACAATTATTTGGGATATATTATACGAGCCTTTTACTTTTGAAGTTCAGGAAGCAATAATCGAAGATGTTACTCGTATTATTAACTATGATCCTAGAATAAAAGCAGAAGACATTATTATTGATACTTATGAGCAAGGTATACAAATTGACTGCACTATAACAGTACTTCCGTTTGGCATAACTGATCAATTACGTTTTAAATTTGATAAAGAAAACGGTTTACTACAGCAATAAAGATTAAATACACACATTATCATTTCAGGTAAATACATTAGTAAACAAGGAAAATGATATGTCTTCAAATGATAGACAGTCCAGGCTATTAGTAGCTGAGGACTGGAAAAGAATTTACCAAAGCTTTAGGAACGCAGATTTCCAAAGCTACGATTTTGATAACCTTAGACGCACAATGATTAACTATTTGCGTCAAAACTATCCAGAAGATTTTAACGATTACATTGAATCGAGTGAATATCTTGCGCTAATTGATATGATTGCTTTCCTTGGGCAAAACTTATCATTCCGTATTGATTTAAATGCTCGTGAAAACTTCCTTGAAACAGCAGAACGCAGAGAAAGTGTATTACGTCTAGCACGTATGCTATCTTACAATCCAAGACGTAATCAAGCAGCTAACGGCTTGCTTAAATTCGACACAATTAAAACAACTGAAAATCTGTTAGATAGCAACGGTTTAAACATGGCAGGAATTACTGTTAAGTGGAATGACCAAACTAACTCAAATTACTTCGAACAGTTTATTAAACTATTAAACTCATCGTTGCCACTATCTAATTCAATCGGTAATCCGTTAAAGAGTTCATTAATTGCAGACGTACAAACACAAAAATATCGCTTAAATGCTACAAACACTGGACAAGCAATTTATCCATTTACTAAACGCATCGAAGGCGTGAGTACACGTTTTGAAGTTGTAAGTACAGATATTGCAGCAGACATCATATCTGAAGAAGCACCGTTACCTGGTAATAGTCCTGCATTTTTATTCCGCGATGATGGCCAAGGTGCCGGCAGTGCTAATACAGGTTTCTTTATGCACTTCCGTCAAGGTAAGCTTGAAACAGGAAATTTTGCAGTAAGTAATCCAACTCCAAACCAAGCAGTGGCTGTCGACGCCGAAAATATTAATGATAGTGACGTTTGGCTATTCTCATTAAACAGTGCAGGATTCGAAGATAACGAATGGACAAAAATTGATGCTGTAGAAGGTAATAATGTTATCTATAATAGTTTGTTTAATAAAACTAGAGATGTATTTGCTGTAACTACACGCATTGGCGATAGAATTAATCTAAACTTTAGCGATGGTGTATTTGGAAACTTACCAGCAGGCGACTTTAGAACATATTATAGATCTAGTAATAATTTACGAAGTGTAATTACACCTAGTGCAATTGGTACTGTAAGTATCGAAATACCTTATCAATCGAGAGATGGTTCTGCACAAACACTAACAATAGGACTTAAATTAAACTATACAGTTAATAATTCTACTGCATCTGAAACAAGTGCAGAAATTAAGCAAAATGCACCTGCAACTTATTATACACAAAATAGATTAATTACTGGCGAAGACTATAATATTGGTCCTTTAGCAATTAGTCAAGACATTATTAAAACTAAAAGTTCAAATAGAATTTCAAGTGGCATAAGTCGATTCTTTGACTTAAAAGATGCTAGTGGCAAGTATTCGAATACAAGTTTGTTTGCAGATGACGGTGTAATTTATAAAGAAGAATTTGTCGAAAAACAATCATTTACGTTTGCAACACAAACTGACATCGAAGGTATTATATACAATACTATTGAAAAAATATTAAGTAGTACAAATGCACAAAATTTTTATCTTGCAAAGTATCCAAAGATTATTGTTAGTGATCTTAATGCATCTTGGCTACAATCCGGCACAAGTACAAATCAGTCGTTAGGAGTATTACAAGATATTGATAATAATGCATATAGTGTAGGTACATTTACTGCAAATAGTTTACGATTATTAGAAGCAGGATCGATGTTAAAATTTGTTGCTCCGGCAGGTAAGCACTTTATGCCAGACGGTACATTAATGACAGACGGCTCAGTTGGTGACCACTTAGGTAAAACAACATATAAATGGTGTAAGGTAGTTTCTGTATCTGGCACTGGTACAATAATTGATGAGAACGGAATTGCGCCAATTGCATTAACTGATATTATTCCGACAGGAGCAATACTAGAACAACTCATACCAAACTTTTCTAAAGTATTAGCTAATGATATAAAAGTACTACTAATTGATCAGACATTTGAGTACAAAGACTTTGCATTACGTTATGATCAATATGATAGGACGTGGGATCTAGTGTTAGCAGAAAATATTAATACTCTTAATTCATTTGCTACAGGTAAAGCAGGTGATATTACTGGTGAAAATCTCGATGCAAGTTGGATGCTATACTTTAAAACAGATGGCGAAAAATATACAATTACATACCGTAATTTAAGATACGTAATGGAGAGCGCAGACGAAATTAGATTCTTCTTTGACGCAGCCGATAAGATTTATGATCCTTCAACTGGACAAATTGTTAGAGACAAGATTGATGTATTAAACATTAACAGAAAGCCGGGTGAACTAGTTCCATTCACTAGAGACTTTAATTGGACAATTACTGACGCCTATAGAGACGCAGAAGGTTACTTAGACAGCCGTAAAATTCAAATGCAATTTATTGACCTTGATGATGATGGCGTAGTTGATGATCCTGATATTTTTGAGCAAATAGTCGGCGAAGAAAATACAGAAATCGCAACAGCAGACAAATTAATTTTCCAAAAGAAATATACAACAACTGACGGTGTAGAAGACTTTAAGTATTTTTCAAACACAACTGCTGAAATTATTGTAGTACAAAATGAAACAGCAATTGCACCGTATAGCACACGTTTAGAAGGACAAATTTTTTACTTAATTGACGAAGCTATTTTTAGAAAGCTTAATAAAGCACTAAACAACACTATAATTAATACAGATTATAAAGCATACTTTGGAAGAGCAGATTTAAAATTCCATTACATTCATGTTGCTGATAGCGGCTACAGAATTGATCCAAGCGCAAGTAATATTATTGACACGTATATTTTGTCAAAGAGTTATGATATACAAGTAAAGCAATATATTGCAGGCACTAATTTAGTAAAGCCTAACCCTCCCAGCAACGATGAGTTGTTTAGAAGCTATGGCGGAGAAATTAATAAGATAAAAAGCATTAGTGATGAAATAATATATCACCCTGCAAAGTATAAAATATTATTTGGAGACAAAGCTACCGCTGACCTACAAGTTAAGTTTAAAATTGTTAAAAATACTAGTATGGTTATTAACGATAATGAACTTAAATCTGAAATTGTTGAAGCTATTAATAAGTTTTTTGATATTGAAAATTGGGACTTTGGAGAAACGTTTTACTTCCAAGAACTTAGTGCCTATATCATAAACCAGCTGTCTCCAAAACTGGTAAGTATACTAATAGTACCGCGCCAAACAACACAATCGTTTGGTAGCCTATTTGAAATAAAGAGTGAGCCAGATGAAATATTTGCAAGTGCAGCGAAGGTGAGTGATATCGAAACAATTGATCAATTAACAGCAACTAATTTACAAGCAAGTGGTACAATAATTAATAGTGTATCGACTGCTATAACATCAGGGATAACAAGCAGTGCATCGACACCTGCAACAACGTTGTCACTAGGCGGCGGGCTAAACACAAATTCAAGTGGTTCGGGATCA